TGTAGTTTCAAAATTGTTCAAGAAATCATGAGCGGGCATTCTGTAACAGGTGGACTTATTGGAAGTCACCCATGTTAATTGAACCGCTTTAACTCCTTCTTTTTGAGTAAACTTATCAACTTTATAAATATAATGGAACGGACAAGAAAAATATTGGCCAATAATATTCCAAGAATGGCCTAATCTTCTATATTGAATTTCACCATCAGCATCAAGATAAACTACATATATTATAAACAAATACTTGTTCAAAATCTTTGCTATAATATCATTAGTACCATTTCGTGGGCCTAAATCAACAGCATCAAAATTAGGTAAGCGTGTAAGATCTATACTATCCATCAACATCCCTTGAGCAATATTTACTATTTTAGGCATATTGGATAATCTAGCTCTCCTTCCTACATTTTTCTTATAATGTTTAGAACCCATTCTATCAAAGTCAACGGATTGAGCATACGGGAGTATAGCAGAACTAAAGGCTTTATACATAAAATAGGCAAAAGTCCCAAGAGCAGCTCCTCCTAGTAATAAAACAGAAAAGTTATTCTTAATAAAATTAAAAACTGGCGTAAAGAAACATTTAACTTTCTTTAACACCATAGAAACATCATTTTTAAATGTAATAAAAGAATATTCTTTCTCCATAGAAACAGGATTAATGCCATTTTCAAGATAACCTAAGAAAGAGACATAAACCCATTCTTTAAAAGGATCTTGATCCGAAATAACACAAACGAAATTCATCTGTGTTTGTCTATCAACCCTAGAAATATGTTCACGTAACTTGGTCAAATCACAATCAAAAAGATCCATCCTTTTGAGTTCTTTACAAACATCATAGTACCAAGCAACCAAATGGTCAAAATGTCCCATTTTGAAATTATCTATATAAGCTCTAAACTCAGATGCACTGTTAAAATCTAACAATTCAACGTAACTTCCAGGGATACTTGTCCAACTTGTAGAAATACTACTTCCTTCATTAACTGAACTGTATTTCCTATATGCATAGTCAAGTTCTTCAACTCCTCCTTGAGCAGCAAAAACTTTCTTATTAGGATTAATAGTCCACTTAGGTCTGTTCAACTTGTCATTGAACTTCTTATCAAGACTTTCTTTCATTTGTTCGAAAGCATTCTTAGTCGAAAGCTTATTAACATGATAATCCTTAATGCGGTCATGATGACCTTCAATAATCTTCACAACGACAGATTCTAAATCCATAACTTTTGAAGCTGAAAACTTATTTGCTCTAACTTCAACTACATTAAATATCCAAAAATCGTTTGGTATTGAAGTATGACTATAAGTAGAGCCTTCAGGATCATCATCAGTAACTTCTAATTGAGGTAACTTTTTAAAATTAAGTTTTCCTTTAGGAGTTAAATAGACTGGATTGATGGTAACTGTAATATGCAAGTTAAATCTTCGTTCAACAGCTACATGATCTTCGATAGCTTGTAATGATCTAAAATTGTTCAAATTTGTGTTCGCCATAACGAACGCAGATCTAAAATATTTACTATTTTTAGAATCTACAGCAGCCATAGGCAACAAATAAGGAGCAGTGTTAATCATCTTGATTACTTTTAAAGAATCAGGATCAGTATCACCAGCAACTTCTCTCCTTTGAAAGAGATCGTCCATAGTGGTAATCCAAGCCTTATAATCGTAACCATCGAAAAATTTATCATTGGGTAGAGGAAAGAAAAATCTTTTAGGATTGTCCTTAAACTCTTGTTTCCAAAACTCAGGTATGGTGTAGTTAGCAGTTAATATAGCAATTCTTTCCATAGCCACAGTTTTAAAAACTCCAGGTAAACCTTTAATCAATACACCAAATGGTTCAATACGATCTCCGTTAAGTGATTTTGAAAAAGTTTTCATGGTTAAATTTAACTTTTCTACATCATTGAAAGCAGTCGAAAGCAAACGATAATCATAACTATTTTTATCAAGTTTCTTAAGAAGAGTTCTAACTTCTTCCAATAATTGATCATATATTTCTTCCCGATAGCCATCGCAATAAGCTGTACCAGCATTACAAGAAGAGACATGGTCATGCAACTTTTCAAGTAATTCTTTAACTCCTAAA